CAGAACAAGGATGCCACGCCAATGCTTGTTCCCCTGTACGCCCAAGTAAGCTTCTTCATGGGGATAGGCACTACCTGCAATCACCGAAGTTAGCAGAGCACCATCAGCACGTTTCCCAGTGGCAATCTGCAAACCTTGTTGATGCCCTGCAATACAACTCATGTGCTGCTTGTTCAGTTGCGCATTAGCAGTGGAAGCAGGACGACCGGCAAGCCCTGTGGTGAAGTAGTGGTTGAATGCGACTCCGTGTGTGAAGAAAGGTGAGAGAAAACCATGTACAACCCAATCATCCAGAAACAAATCATCGTAGCCAATAGTGCCTTCAAGCTTCGCATCCCCATTAACTGCCCTCTCAATTCGTTGCTCGTGATTACCAATCAAGAAGTGCATTTCAGGAAGCCAACGCTTCTTCTTGTTCTCTTGCAGACGATTACGCTCGTGTCGGATAGGCATAACAAACTTACGCATGGCATCGTTGCCAGCTTCTATGTCATTCTTATACCGTCGTCCTTCGAACTGCTTCTTACCAACATCGTAGCTGCTTAGGCTAGGCATATCCCACCAGTCACCAATCATCACGATTACATCTGGCTTCTTCTCCACAACGTAACGAGAGATATTGTCAATGTATGTGGTGTCGATACCATCCTTAACCTGAGTGTCAGGAATTACAACGATTCGCGTCATTTATTATCCTTTTATATAGGCGCTATAGGAGATTGGGAACAACTCCTCAACCTTCTTTGCAATCAACTTTGCTACGATACGGGAGTCAAACTGTGTGTGCGGATCAAGACGAAGAACAAGCATGTCTAGGAACGCACCAAGGGTTCCGCTCCATACCCATTCAGTCATGAGGTTCAGGGGCAAGAGCATTCGTGCATCTTCAGGAGCCGATCCACAATCGAGAGCTTCTTGATAATTCTCGATTTGTTCTCGAATTGTCTTTGCGTATTTTGCGTAATCAAGTTTAAGGATCGCTGTTTCGTCGCAACCTTGCTTAACATTGGCTGCTCTACCGTGGAACTTACGGAAGTAGATTTCCGGTTCGGAGTCCACATATCTTCGTGAAACCTCATTCCACGGAAGGAACTTGTGCTTGACGAGTTGACGGGCAACGAATATAGGTGCTGAAACACGGAACGAAAGAAAGGCGTGATTGAACGGCGAGTGGTGTTTGTTCTGAGCGAGATAGTGGATGAGCCGTACATCACCTGCTCCAAGAACCTCTGCTGTCTTAGCGAAGCTAACTCGTGCTGCATTAACAACTGTTGTGTCGCATCCGTACCCACCAAGGTATTCAACATTAATCTCCGACAGTTTCAATCAGCTTCTCCAAGTAGTGCTTTGCTTTTTCTAGGTCTTGCTTGCCATTCTTTTTCTTATATCGGCTAACGTATTTGATTACGTTCCCTTCAAGATAACCAAGGTCGTTGGCTACGATATAATCCCAAGTCTGAATCGCACCTTGGTAGTGCGACCCTGCCACTTGCTTTTCATTCGCTCCCATTAACGAGCCACCAATGCAAAGCCTTCCTTCTCCATCAAGCTCTTGAATTGCATCTGAGCAGGCAGACGTTCAGCTTCAGGAATCTCTTTGAAATAGCCTAGAACGAGAGCGGAGCCTTTAATGTTCACACGGCCATCCCGCATATGGTCTTGAAAGATGTTAGCCATTACACGGCCACGATTGAACGACTGAAGCGATTCATCTTCAACATCGTTGAACAGGGAGAAGCCTTTGTAGTTATCCATTCTTTGATTCCTTTTTTAGTTTTCGTTCTTCTGCCGTCTTAATCTTGTGGCATGCTTTACAAAGAACTTGAAGATTTTCTTTTTCACAGAACATCGCGCTAACAACATCGTCCCAATTGGTGAAGCCAACTTTCGGATCGATGATAGCGTTGATGTGGTCAACTTGGATTTGAGAAGCAGGGAATTCGTTGGTACAGGCAGCGCATTTGTAATGCTTTGCAAGTCGTCCCGAACTGGCATTTATTTTCGGGCCAGTACAAGCACTGTTGATGGTCTCGTACTTCGGTGGCCACTTCCGGCTTGCTGCCCTCAGTGCGCTCTTTACGAAACTGTGAAACTTTGCTTCCGTCCATTTGCCTCCATTGAATTCAGTACGTGGCATGCACATCCCATAGGACAGGCGTACCATCCTCGTTGAGTTTCCTAGTCATCCAGAGCAACCTGCCCTGCTCCTCTAGCTCGTACACATCCTCATCCCCATAGCGCTCGCTGTAAGCCTCTAGGACGGCTTGTCTGCCCTCTTCATATGTGTTGGTATCAACCAACCTCTCAAAGGCTGCTACAGGCCCGCATTTGGGCAATCCGGGGATGCTGTCAACCCTGTCCCCAGTTAGGCACTGAGAGAGGAAGAACTTCAGACCGTAGCCTGTGATTTTCTTGCGGTCGTCACTAAGATGAATAGCTCCATAACCATCCACTCTGAAAGGTCCGAACGAAGGCTGCTCTCCGAGTTCCCATCCATAATGCCATCCATCCACACTGCGCAAGTCTTTGTCTCTAGTGCAGATAATGGTTTCGTCGCCTCGAAGAGTTTGCTCAATCGACATAAGATCGTCTGCTTCAAGGCCGTCTTGTATTCGACATTCCATCGAGCCTTGGATGAAGGCTTTGATGTTCTTGTAGTGGTACGGCTTGTGGCTAGGGCGTTGCTTGTAAGGAGTGCGTTTAGCCAAAGCATTGCGAAAATTGTCATTGCCTGTCAGGAAGAAAAGAGAAGGGAGAGTTGATTCACATACAAATTCAATGTCTGCAATACGCCTATGCAATAACTCCTCAACGAAGTCCCAAGGGGGAGGATCGTCTGAGTTGGGAGAGGCATGTTTCCATGCCGTCTCCGCTGCAAATCCTATTTCGTAAAGCAACACATCGCCATCAATCAAGCACTGCCTTACCACGGAGCGTCTTGTTCCTCGTCTTGAACAGGTGCTTGTACAGCGGCACCTTCACCGTTTGGTTCTTCCTTGCGAGCTTCGCCCTTGGGTTTATCTCCCTTCTCCTGCTTGGCTCCTTCAGCTTTTCCCTCACCACCAGCAATTAGCGCTTCCAATTTCGAACCAGCATAGTTCAGATTCCCCTTAATCTTCTCTCGAATCCATTCAGGAAGGCTGTTAAACACTTCAATGTCTGGATCGCTCAAATCAAAGAACTTGGTATCGTTCTTCAGTTCAGGACACTTCTGAGCATCCTTAGCTCGCATGGTGGCAGTGGAAGCAATGTTCGTATAAAACTTACCCTTGCTCTCATTAATCACCACAGTTACATTCACAGGACTACCAAGCATTGCAGGCCAGTCACCGTTATGAACACCTTCCGGGTCCAGTGCCTTAGCTCGCTTCGTACTCGTTGCGAGTTCAGCCATGATGTTACGGAGAGGGAAACTCTCACTCACCCAACGTGGCTTATCTTCAATATCATTGCCCTTCTCATCCACCATGAAGCAATCAACGAATTCATACGTGGTGGAGATTTCATGTGCAGGCGGCTTAGGATCACCCTTGAAAGCTCGTTGAGGCTGAAGGCCAAAGTCAATCACTTGTACCAATCGTGCAGGATACGTACCTGCTTCCATCACCGGCTGTTCTACTTTATTTGCGTTACCGCCTTTGACCTTCGATGCGTTCAAACCCATATTTATTATTTTCCTTATTCGATTACGATAGTGTTGTCGCTGTTGTCATGTGATGCTGCTACTGGCTCTTGCCATCCACAATCCTCATGGAAGATCAATACCAATGCATCAGGGGGAAGCTTCTGTAGCTTCTCAATCAGTTCTTTGTTAGTCATTATCGACCCTCAATGAATTTCGTACCAGTTACGTCCAATCTTTCCTTGGCCTACGTGTGGACATGCAATCTTATAAAACCTACCTGCCCAAGCAATACCTTCCTCGCTAATCTTTTTCACGTCATCTGCAATATCAGGGTCGCACTCAAATGTGTATTCATCGTGCATCCAACACACGACATGCACTTGTTCGCCATAGCGATACTTCTTCTTAAGTTGCGCGATAGTCCAGTTATATGCTGCGGCCATTTGCACGGCCTCGTCTGACTGGAGAAGATACACAAGGATTTGATGCTCTGAACTGACCTTGATTGGACGACCGTCCAAGCCAGTGATGATGCCGTCGAAATACTCCACACGGCCATATTTCTTATTTATTCGCTTCTTGGCTGTCCTACGCCATTCAGCACGCAACCTTTCCAGCAATGCCCCTAACGCTGGCAGTCCTCGTAGAAATTCTTCTTTAAGCTGCTTACCTCGTTGAGAATTACCTTTAACGATTTTTCCAATCTTTGCATCCCCTGCTCCGAACAAGAATCCATAGATGAAGGTCTTAGCATCGTCTCTTGAAGCCAGTCCTGCTGCTCTCTGATTAACTGAATGTAAGTCAGTACCTTTGTCTTTGTCACCGTTACATAGCGCCTCAATGTAAGCCGGATCATTCATCCGGGCTGCTAGTTGTCTTAGCTGGTTTCCATCGGAGTCAGTAGATACAAGTACCTTTCCGGGAGGACAGGAGAACATTTCTCGGAGTTGCTTTCCGAAGAAACTTTTTGCGGCAGGGATGTTGACAATACCTCTGTGCTGCATTCGTCCGGTAACAGCCATCCCGGCAATACTGCTTGATATACGGCCATCGTCTCGCACAAGCTCAAGTAAGCCTTCAACGAGAGATTTTCGATGCCGACACTGCACTCGTTTGGAAACGAGCTTTCCAACCTCGCCCTCCACGCCTTCGAATGGATCATCCTTAGAAAGCTTAGGCGACGTTCTTTCTCCGTCATCATTGAAGTTCCATTCAAGAGGTTCCCAACCCTCCTTCAAAAGATAGGATACAACCTCGTTACGGCTGTTTAGGTCAACAGGGCGAAAACCAATACGACTATAGGGACCACCAATGCAAGCACACCCGTCCAGTCCAAAATGTTTGCTACTCGATTCAGAAGGCTTGCCGCTCTTGAGGAAGGGCTTCCGTACCCAGTTGACTTGTCCATCTTTCTTTACCTCCAAAATCTCAAGGATGTTAGGCAGTTGCGGGATCACTTCATCATCAATCTCTTGCATAAGCTGCTCAAGTTCAACGATGTTGTCAAGCATTTTCTGCTTGTCCACGTACCAGCCATACTCCTCTTGCTCTTGGAGATTCTGGAAAAGCTTGAACGTCAGGAGGAACGCATCCCTCCACTTCCCACCAGACTCAGCCGCCTCCTTCATCAAGGCGTGGTAGGTGAGTCGATTGATTTCTACATCTTCGGTGCATCGGTGAAGCATTTCAGGAGAATAATTCTCCCAATCTTCGTGTTCGGGCTTATCAACCCCAACTCTAACGCCCCAAGCATAAATGCTGTGCGGACCTGCTCTACGATCTTTCGCATGTGGAGGAAGAAAACGTTTAGGGTTGAGTGCACGAGACATGAGCAGGGTGTCTACCACCTTACCCTTGAACACATATCCACACACCTTCTTGAGCATCGGAAAGTCATACCCGATTACGTTATGACCAATCAGTACATCACAAGTATCCATAAACCGAAGCATGTCCTGCTGACGCTCAGGCGGAAACTTGTCTACTTCCTTTCCATCTAGGCTAGTGAATACGCCGCAATGACAAACAGTTACCGCAGGATAGAGATTGTTTGCCTCAGTATCGAATACCCTTACTTTCACTCGCTACGGTAGTCCTTTCTCAGTTCTTCCCGAAAGCGGAAGATGGTTTGATTAACTGCAATATGGGAGCTTTCAACCATGCGTGAAATGTCCTTTGCTCCATATCCTTTCTCGAAGAATAGATGCAAGATTTCGGCAATGTGGGGCTTACGGGTTTGGATTCGGTCACGGATTTCAGCAACAACTTTATCCGCATAATGCCCACAAGGGACCCCGTCAACCATATCTTCTTCAAACTCAACATCATTACGTCCTTGGTTGTGGTTGTAATGCTCCTTGATTGCGTTTACAACAATACGATTAAACCAAGCGCCAAAAGTGGATTTGCTTGGATCGAAAGAGCCAAAGTATTTAATAGCCCGTTCGTAAGCATCATGGATTGCATCTTCTGCATCCCAAAGCGTACCTGCTCGAAAGCTGAGCTTCTTGCAAAGGTTGTCAAAGTTCTTCCTGTAATGCTCGGTTATGGTATCAATAGAAGTCATTGATGTTTTCTTTAAAATACTCATCAAGCTCTCGTTGCTTCTTCTTAGCAGCTTCAAGGCGCTCCTGATGCTCCTGCTCTGCTTTACGCTTCAAGTAACGCCGTTCAATCTCTTTCTTGTCTGTGTCAGGGTTATAGCGAAATGTGTGGCTCATCATTCATCCATTGATTTCATTAAACAAGCTAGTCTGTGAATCCCAATAAAGCCCATACCTTCCTGTGTTTCCAAATTCACGATCTTCCAGAAGCACCAAGGTACGCAGATTCCGCTCCTCTCTAGTGAGATTTGGATCACGATTTCCTTCCAAGCCAAGCATGAGATTGCAGCTTCTAGCCATTGCCCTACTTCCTGCAAATTGGCTAGAGAGCACTTCGCCACCCCGTTCATGTGGTGGGCCTGAATCTGGATTCCGCAAATGGCAGAAGATGAAGATGACGACGTTGAGGTCAAGAGCCATTGCCGCAAGCTCTTGCGCGATTTCCTGCAATTTAACGTTAGCATCAGCAGCACTCATGCCGTTAGTGAAGTTGGTAATTGGGTCAATGATGATAGCTTTGCAACCCTCTGCCACTGCTGCCTTGATATCGTCCTTCAGCGTTTCAAAGCCTACGTGCTGATACAAGTTCAACATGAACAGATTGTCACCAATCATTTCCCCTGCCTTATCAAACGCTACTTCATCGAAAGCAACGTTCGGATCGTGGAATATCTTTCCAACCATCTTTCCTGCCACGAGCTTGTAAGTCTTGTTATTGCTTTCCTCTGGTTTACAAAGGAAGACCTTCCAGCCGTGTTCTTTGATAAAATGCGCCGCGAGCGAATTAACAATCTCGCTCTTGCCCTGCTTCTGCCCGGCCCCAATGTAAATCGTTTCACCAAGGCGAATTCCACGTGTCGCTTCCGTGATGTGTTTCCACGGCCACGAGACACCATACACAGCCGGTTCTTTCGCCGTCTCGTGGAGACTGGCTCCGAAGACGAGCCTTGTGTTCTTCGGCTTGGTGGCGTTGAATCGGATAGCGTTGAATGCCGCAATGCCTTTCCCTTTAATGAGGCAATCATTTACATCCTTGCCGGGAAGAACAGCACTCTTAGCATTCGGGAACACAACCATGCACTTCTCAACAGCCTCCTCACCAGCTTTGTCCGTATCGAATACGAACACAACTTCCTTAAAGACTCGATCAATCTTTGCCTTTAGTTTAGTAAGGTCCTTTGCTGCTGCTGCTGCCCCATGAGGTACAGATACAACGGCGGGGTTAAGGTCTGCGTACTGGGAGCCTCTAGCCTTGTCCTTGAAGATTTGGTAGAGGGAAACACAATCGCATTCACCTTCCGTGATGTAGAGGGTTTTACCACCTGCTGCAACTGCCTCATTCCAACCGAACAAGTCAACATCTTTGCAATCTCCAATGCTCCACATCTGCTTGTTTTGAATTACACGAGCTTTATACCCAACAAGCACACCATCAAGGTAGTAAGGATAGTAATGAGAAACTGGAGTAGTGCCATCCTCCTCACTAACTCCGATTTTGATACCAAAATACTCAAGAGAGTCAGCACGAAGTTTACGCTCAGGTAGAGCCACAGTACGGTAGTCATGAATCTCCGCAATCTCTTTGTCAATCTGCTCTTGGGTTTTTCGAACAACTACGGGCTTGTAGTCTTTAGGCTTGTCCTTGTATGGATCACCTTCATACTTGCCGCATGAGAAACAGAATCCGTTATAGCTTCCATCATCTGCCATGAAAATCTGTAGGGCATGTGCCCCGCACTTGGGATCATCATGGACAATCTTTTCAACGCAAATCCCCGCCATTCGCCCCCTTCAATAGTTGTGGAATGTGTTTGGTGCGTTCATACTCAACTGCCTCAAGCTCCAACTTAGCATCACGGTATTCCTTAGCAAGACAGCGGAGAGCCAGAGCGCAAGTAGAAATCACACCCTCATCTTCCATCAAATCTGCAACCTTCAAAGCACCTTTGATATCCATTGCATACCCCATTTCCTTGAGTTGTTGACGACACCATTTCGATTCTTCGAGAATCCATTTACAGGTATTCACGGAACTTATTGACATAGCTTTCAAGATTTTTTCCTTGAAGGCCACAAGCAGTGTTCACTTCATAGACAACCGCTTCGCCATCCTTGAATCCAACATCTGCCGCGCCAAAGTCAAGCCCAAGAGCTTGCACCGCCATTCGTGCGGCTTCTTGCACAACTTCAGGAGCAACAATTCCATCGTTAGCAAAGATGAAGCCACCGGCGAGATTACGTACTTGCCAATTAACTTGGTCATCAGGAACTTCCTTCTTACGTGCTTTACGCTGTTGGAAAACAACTTCACCACCGAACACATGGATTCGGTACTCATCCTTCTTCTTCGTGTACTTGGTGTAGAGAGGGGCAGCAGGAACTTCATGCCCTTTATCCCATTCGAGAATTTGAATCCCTTCCCCGCTGTGCCCAGTCAATTTGTGGCGAACTACTACGTTAGCCGGTTCATGCAGCCATACTTCTGCTTGTGCGGGGTCGGTAGTCCACTCCACCGTAGGAACATCGTTAGCAGCAAACATCTGGAACGTAAGAAGCTTATTAGCTGCACCGGCAACGTTGACAGGATTGTTGAGAATCTTGTCCCCAACCTTTCGGTCAATCGCAGAACACCCCCAGTTAATCACCAGATGGTTCTTTACGGGCTTGCCCTCACGAAGCAATACCTTGATACCCAATCCTTCAGCCAACGCCTTAGCGCTCTTGCTGCCATTCATGTACGGATAGATTTTCATTAGAAGTCCGGTTCATCGTTACGTTGCTGTTCCCAAGCACGGGCTGCGATATTTGCATATGCAGGCTTCATAGCCTTCGGCTTCTTAGGAAGCACAACAATCTTGTACATGCCATCAGGACCGTAATCGAGTTGATAGCCCTTCTTAGCAATCTGCACAGCCACCTCATACGTCACCATCTGACCAAGCCGATACTCACCATCATCCTTCGGCTGCTTCAGGAAGGATTCAAACTTGAACGGAAGGTCAAGGCTGATTGAGAAGGACTTCTGAACATCCTTCACAAAGCGAACGTAGTGGAATTCCGCAGAGATATCCCCCAACACTTCAGAGACAAAATCCACAGGACCAGTTTTTGTGAACAGGTCATACACAGTCTTGGGATTGTCCATACGCACAGCGAATTGACGCATACGAACCAATGCTTCGCACCACAAACTGATACGACGCACATTCATATTCCCTTCCATGCCACGGAACTCAACAGAGCCATACTTACGCAGAGCTTCGAAGTTCATTGCGGCATATCGTTGGCGGTCCTGCCCAATGTGGTGAATGCCTTCCTCACCAAGCTCAAACATGTGGTTCACCACTTCAAGCACCCCCTCTGCGTCTTGCAAGCGTAGGCAGAAGTTGTTGCCCTTACGGCTCTTGCCGCAATAGGTCATGAAGGGTTCTTCAAGCAGGTAGTAGGTGTACATGAAAGCCAGAAGCTGTTGATACTCAAGCTGCTGTACGTTCACATGCACATGCACGCTGCAACGGTGGCTGAATTCGAGAACAGCACCGGCCTCTTTCAGACGCTTAGAGAGTTCATCAAGGGCAACGGGAACTGCGTCAATCTTGAGCGGTTTAGCCAAGATGTACTCACAGCGAGTTGTGGGATAAATCCCTCGCAAGCTCCCATCGTCCTCACTACGCCAAACAGCTTCGTCTAGCGCAATCATGTTCTGCCCTTCGCATTCAATCTCAATACCAATGTCACCGCGTTGGCTCTTGCAGCCTAACAACTCAATTACTTTTTTCATAGCCTTTGTTCAAGAGAATGTGAAGATGTTCGAAGCCTTCGTCAAACTGAATAGCACCATTTACCAATCGGCCAACCTTCCCCGTCTTGTAGTACACAGCATGGGTATGATCGATAGCGAATTGCTTGTCGAATGCACATGCACCCTCAAACTGTGAGACACGGCGTATAGCCTGCTGAAGGGTCGGATACTTGCTAAGCAATGCCTCCCCTAGCTCACGTCGCTCCAAGCCTGCCACGAGCCTTACATACACGTCAGAACGGCCATCGGGATATGGAACAAGGAGGGCATGCACATTGAAGTTCTCTTTCGAGAGTCCAAGCTTGTATCGGCGGATAGCGTTACGCACTGCGTAGACAACACTGCCGTTGATGTTGACGAATCCAACACGAGAAGGAGGAGGTTGAAACTCCTTCATGTCAAACTCCACTTGCTCCTCTTTCTGTGCCATCAGATCGAAGATGCGAACGGAGAAGTCACCACTAATCTTCTTGAACAACACCGGCTTCTTCTTGTACATCACAACCGATTGTTCGTACTTCTGACGAATATCGTCAATACTCATTTCATGCGGCATTATTCAACCTCCACGGTCAGATTCTTGATAGGTTGAATCTGAGCTTCATAGCCGAAGTTCTTCATTTCGCCTCCTGAAACAGTCCAGCAAGAGAAGAAGCGACGATTGAAATCACGCTGTCCTTTCACCCACAATTGTCCGTCTGACACGAACAAGTATTCTTCTCCAAGCTGTTGCAGAGCGACAGTCTTGGGTTGTTTGACTTCAATGTTAATCACGCAATCTCCAGTTTTGCATGTTTGATGATAGCTTTCGCTTCCGT